TCACCATATATTTTTTTCCACTCAGCACTTCCTGCCGGAACTTCTTTCAACGCTTGTTTTAACTCACGAAGTTTTTTCGTTGAGTCAGCCGAGTTGAGTATTATATCTATTTCAACTTTCTTTGCCATGTAGTTTTTCTTCTTTTGCTATTATGGATAAAATATTTTTGTTCTGTATGAGTTTTGGTAATGCAATTTTTAACTCATTCAATCTCACATTGATATTTCTATTATTATTTTTTTCCTTATTACTAAATATCTTTATTTCCATAGTTAAACGTTTCTTGATAAACTTGTTTGATAAGTTTGTATTATTGTGTATAGATTTGATATTTCAGTATTATTTAATCCATTACCGATCGTGACGAATGAATATGTGTTTGCATAGTTTTGTATTGCAGATCCACTATTATTCATGGCTCCAATATAAACCGGAATGTTGATATTTTGTGCACTTGAACTTGTTCCACTTGTCCTCAATGATCCATTTCTATACAAATTACTCATTGTATTTGCTGTTGATGAAATCAAATATTGACCTTGTGGAAGTGGTGCATTTGCTGTAGATCCACCAGTATTGGAAATACCATAAAATTCTTTTGGTGTTCCATCTTGAGCAATAACAAAATATCTACCACCAGATGATGCTCCAATATAATTTTTTCCAGTTCCAGTCAAAACAGTATTATCTAACATGTAAATTGAAGCGTGTTGATCATTCAATGTATTATTACTTGGATTAAATGAAGTATTGGCATAAGTATTTGATGCACCATTAGATGTTGCACCAGACGCATTATAAGTCCATCCTGTGCCTTGGAATGATAAATGATATGAACTACTACTAGGATTTTTTGCATCAATTCTTGTTGATCCAGATGTGCCACCAACAAATGGATACATTACATCAATCTTAGTATAAAGATTATTACTTTTTAATGAAGTAAATAATGTAAATGTTGCGGCGCTTATTGTTGCACTCATACCTGTTGCTCCACTTGCAACCAAAGCATTAAGATATGCTTCAGCATCGGCATCATAACCAACTGTTGCTGTTGGTGTAGGAGTAGGAGATCCTGTATTTGTATTTGTCGGTGTTATAGTTTGGGTAGGTGTTGGACTCTTAGTTGGAGTCATTGAATTCGTTGGTGTTTGTGTATTAGTTGCAGTTTGAGAAGGTGTTTGTGTATTAGTTGGAGTTTGTGTTTGACTTGCTGTATTTGTTGGGGTATTAGTCATTGTTGGTGTATTGGTTGGAGTTAATGATGGAGTAGGTGTAGGTGTTGGGCAAGTATTACAATCTGTAATAGATAAAATATAACCAGTTGATCCATTTATTTGCATAACAAATGGACCAGAAATATTATAATAATGATAAGGAGTAGACCCAGCATTATATGGAGTTGTTAAACTAGAATCTGAATAAATTATACTTCCAACATCTGGGAATGTATCTCCTGTTGCTGGTAAATAAACTGTTTGTGGACTTGGCATTCCATATTGACATGCATTGCACGCATTAGTAAAGCCTGCACTTTCTAAATTAAATGAAAAATATGCTCTCGTTGGAGTAGGCGTTGGTGTTTTTGTTTGTGTAGGTGTTGGTGTATTTGACGCAGTATTACTTGGTGTTGCTGTTTGTGTAGGTGTAGGAGTTTTAGTAGAAGTAATTGAAGGAGTATTTGTTGGAGTTTGTGTTTGTGTTGGAGTTTGTGTGGCAGTATTACTTGGCGTTGGTGTATTAGATGGAGTGAGTGTAGGTGTAGGGGTAATACAATATAATAATTCAATTGAATAACTCCAACCACCAAATGTAGTTTGACCTGTTCCTATTTGTGGGTAAACTAAGTCTCCACTTGTATAACCTGTTGCAATGTAATCTATATTTACAGAATTTTGGAATGTTCCACAGTTAGGAAGTGGATTAGAATTTGACAACACAAAATATTCCAATTTATTAGGATCAGAAATATTATACCATATTCTTCCAAGTCCAGCATCTTGGATCCAGAATGACCAATTATTTCCATTGAGTGGTCCACAATCCATTTGTAGATTTCCTTTTCTATAAATTCCTGTTCTGGTTGTTCCACTTTGTAATGTATAATTTCCTGTAAATCCTGATATTCCACCAGTTCCTGAGAAATACAATTTCTCACATTCAGGATCAAAAGTTGTTTGTGTTGGCGTTTGTGTTATTGTTGGTGTTTGTGTGTTAGTATTAGTTGGCGTTTGTGTATTAGTTGATGTTATTGTAGGAGTAGGTGATTGTGTATATGTAGGAGTATTTGTTGGAGTTTGTGTTTGTGTTGGAGTTTGCGTTGGTGTAGATGTCCTTGTTGCAGTTATACTTGGGGTCGGTGCAAATGGTGTTAATGTTGCTGTAGGAGTCATTGTTGGGGTTGGTGTAATGAATGGACATAATGGATAATTTGGATTTACTGATGAAATAACCCAATCATTATATGTTGTAGATACACAACCTGTTTCTGTATAAACAAAATTTAACCTTGGATAAATAAATTCTGTAAATGTGTCTCCTGAATACAATATAACATTTTGTGTTTGTGTTCCATTTGTCATTGTAAAAGTTAGATCAGGATGCCCTGTAAATCCACCAGAAGTTGAGTCAATACTAAATAACCATTTTCCATAAGTGTCAAAATAAGTAAGTCCATCATTTGGACATTGAAATGGAGCATTGAAATAAGTTTGACCAGTGAAAATACAATACGTTGGATTTGTTGGACTTGGTGTTGGAGTAATTGCCAAACATGATCCTGATAATTCTAGACCATTTAAATTGAGTAATGGTTTTGAATCATCCATACATATACTTTGACCATAAGTGAGAGTGTAATAGCCAACAGTTCCATCACAAGTTGTGCCTGAAATATTTTTACTGCCACCGTATGTATCATTATGTATGTATGTATTGCAACTCATTTTTTATAAATATATTTTTTTAACATGCATTTTGCCCATCAACTGTTATGTAAACAAATTCAGCACCTGAACTCAATACGGTATGATTGTAATTACAACCAAAACCTCCAGGTCCACTAGGACATACTGTTGTAGATCCTGCAATTGCTTGTGTATTTGAATCTGTAAATTCAACTGTGTCTCCAATTTGTAGACCATTTATTGTATAAAAATACAAACATGAACTTGTTGTAATTGGTCCAATATTTGCAGGGGTTCCCATATTTACAGAATAAGTTAAATCACCTGTTGATTGATTATTGATATACTTTGCATAAATATAAAGATCAGTCCCACTTGCACTTGGTGATGGAGTTGGTGTATTACTTGCAGTAATTGAAACTGTTGGTGTAGGAGTAGGTGTTGTTCCAATTGTAGGAGTTGGTGTAGGTGATTCTTGATTTGTAGGTGTAGGTGTAGGAGTTATACAATTTGTTGAACAAAGATTATCATACGTCACGGTACCTGGCCCTGTCATCGTTCCATATCTAACTCCGCCACCACCACAATTTACATTGAATGTTTCACCAGGAATAACAAAATAATCGAGTGTTATTCCATCACAATCTTGCCATATTACAATACCATATCCTGTTGCTTGGAATGTTGTTTCATAACATTCAATACAAGGAGTTGTTGAAGGCGTAATTGATACAGTTGGAGTATTAGATGGTGTTATTGAAACTGTAGGTGTCATTGTTGGAGTTGGTGTAGGCGGCACATAATTACAATCAGTGCAATCAGTATAGCCAGAAATTTCAATCCAATCCGTTATTGAACTATATGTTTGACCAACAGCGTAGACACACTCAGTCAATGTTGTTGCACTATTTTGTATTTTATATGACGCACTACCACCACTCAATACATAAGATGTTGAAACAAAATTATATGTTGTGGCTGAATCAACACAACTAAGACCTGAGAAAAAGAAAAATCTAGAATCACCAGGTTCTTCTTGAATTATATTAAAACCTGTTCTACCCGTGCAACCACAATCAGGGTATAATCCAACTAATTGTTGTGTATATCCTGAAGATAAATAATAGTGATTATATGTTCTAGTTGAATCATATTGACCAATTTGAACATTATAACAACCTAAATAATTTAGGTCATCTGTAAATAATTTAACATAGTTTCCTGCATAAGCATAAAGATTATACATTAAATCACTATTGGAATATAATGTGGATCCTGAAGCACAAGGTATTAAATCATAATATAAAACCGGGTGTGATTGATATTCTCTGGTCAGTTTCACTAATTCAATATCACATATACTTGGTTCAAGGGCATTGAAGTTTGATATTTTATTGATTCTAAAATATGTGTTATTGATAATAATTCTTTCATTCCATCTCAACTTTTGTATGTCTTGTGGATATAAATAAATCTTGGCTGAATAAATTTTATTTTCTTCTGAAATTATATCTTGAACATAATCTTCATAATAAACATTATACAAATCATCTGCAATAAATGAAAATTCAGATGGTGTAATATTTGTTCTATCTTCACCTCTAAAATTTGTATAATGACTAAATCCTGTATATGAGAATGGATATGTTGTAAATCTATTTATATTACTCCAACGGTCTTGTTGGTATTCATCCATATACCAATATTGATATGATGCCCCTTCATAAACTGTTCCACAAGTAGTTCCAGAATTTGTAATTGTAATGCTTAGTGGCGGAAGATAAGGGACTGCTTGTCTCAAACTTGATGGATCTGCACAACCAGGAATTGAATTTGACCCAGGATATAAATAAAGGTCTTGTTGGACACCAAAACAATCTGTATAACTTACACCATAAGGAGGATAAGATAATGATGTAGATAGATTAAATGTAATTCCAGATGTGCAACTAGATGAACCAGTTGTTTGACCAGTTCCACCAATAAGACCATAGTTATCATTTGGAATTGTTGGACCTCTAAAAATAACTTTAGGTAAAATTTTGAATGGAACAAAAGTTTGTTGTGTTTGGCCAGACTTATCTATAGTTTTTACTTTTGACATTGATTCAAGAGTAATCAATGGGACATAGGCGTTTTGAACTGTAATTTCTATTGGACTTGAAAATAAATAAGTAAATTTTGTTGTTTCATCTTTATATTCTAATCCTAATTGGAATCGATCTGTCCCAAATATTCTATTTGTTTGTGTTTTAAAATCTTGATTGGCATAATCTTGATCTAATCTAAATTCATATTCAAGTGTTCCATTAACAAGTTCTGTAGTTGGATAAAGATTTTGTGTTGCAGAAAAATCTATCTTTGTTGTCCAATCTAATGTATCTCCTTTACCAATATAATCTACTATTGGTTCAACTATTAGTTTATCAGGATCATCTGGGTTTGGAACAACAACTAAATTGAAATACTTATTTATGCTTGTCAAAAAATCAATTTGCTTATAATCATTATCTGGAAATTCAATATCATAATTCACTGTTGATCCAGTTGGAATATATCTCTGTGAACTTATAATTTGGAAATTAAAATTACTAATTGTTGCATATTCACCTTGGAAATAAAATTGAATATTTGATGTTCCAGTAAAATTAAATGTTTGATCAAAACTAACTTGTGTTGTAATTGGCTCTGTGCAAAAATAATTTGAGTATATTACTGTTTGTTGTGTGCCATCATCAAAAGTCAAATAAACAAGTGGTATAATGAAACTGAATTGATCACATGGTTGTGTTCTATTTACATCGAAAGTAAATCTGAATGTATATGTTCCAGAAAATTCTTCTGGTAAAACTAAGGTTGTTGTATTTGCAGATAATCCCAATGTATTACAAGTAAGACCTGATGATGGATTTGTATATGTTGGAGTATAAATACTAAGTGTTGGTGTTGGATCTATATTTGTATATGTATAACACGGAATAATTGCATTTCTTGAAAATATACTTTCATCAACAAATTTCAAAGGCATATAAAACCTTTTGAAATATGCTGTGTCCATGAATTCACTTTGTAATTGATAACCTGCTTCTCTGAAAATAGATTCATATAACTCTCTAATTTGTAATGCAGGTTTGAAATAATAATTGTGTACTGGTGTTCCTGAATAATCAAAAAATGGCGTCACGGGGGCATAAACCGTAGAACCTGTTGTATATTCAACTGGTGTGAATTGTATTAAAGGTGTTTCGTCAAAATTAAGTGTTGTTCCACTCACATACTCATACCCAATATTAAATAACCCCCAAAAAGTTTTTCCATTTTGATATGAATAATTTGTATTTCCTGTTAATGGAAATAAATTTGGATCTAAGTTTGAATAATTGATTACATTATCATCATATGGATGACTCAAATAAGATAAATCTAAATCAAACAAATATTTGTCTCCAATATTTGCCATTAAATCTCCAACTTGATTATAGAAGGTGCACTGATAAATTATTTCACCATTGGCAACCGTCACGCCGTTGAGTCTAATATATCCTTGTAAAATGAGATAACCATCCCATAATAATTGTGCTTCAAATTTATTATTAGGGTTAAATGTTGTTGGAATGGAATTTAGATCAAAAAAGAAATTGAATATCTCATTATTTTGCTTGGATCCAGGGACTGAAAATGCCTTGGAATAAGATGAATTTTTTTTGGTTATATCTTGTAATTCTGCAAATGATAGAGATAGAAGTATTGGTTCATTTTGATATAAATCAATGAATTTACTTTCACCTTGTATGATTGTTCTTATTTGGAGCATATTATATTGCTAAATCGTATTGTCTATATGGAGTTTGTCTCACTTCCATTGTATATTGGAAAATCCTCTGATATTTTTGTTGGAATACTTTAACATCTTTATTTAAAATATTACATGGAATTAAATAGGGGTAAATGAAATCTTGATTGTTTGATGGCAACCAATTATCCATAATCATATAAACATACGGAGATAACAATAATTCTTCAATGATAACTCCATCATTTTGTAAAACATATCCACTATCAATTGTCATTATCTCATCTGCATAACCAAAAAATACTGTCTCACTTGAATCATAAGATTGTCTATTCCACCACTTTGTATTTAATGATTTTTGTTGTGAATATGTTTTTTTATTTGGTGCATATCTTTTTTCACTTTTCTTTGTAAATGTGTATGTGTCCCATATACCATTACGGGTCATAAATAGAAATGAAATAGGATCATTCAAACATTCTTCACCTACCATTTTATATTGAACTATTTCACTTGAACCATATACATCATAATCATAATTTAATACACCATTTGTTAAATAAATTGCCACATCAGAATCTGTTCTTATAGTTGGGTTTGGTTTAAAAACTCCATACGCAATTCTTTGTTGTAGGTAAGAATATGGGGCAACTGTTTGTAAATTGAGTCTTGATGTAAAATCTATTTTGTTGGATTGTATTGTGTCATAATTATATTGACCATTGCCTTGAGTTTTTTGCAAATACATTATTCCACCAACTTGTGTTGTATTGTTGTATAATGGATTTCCACCATACATGAAACCAATTACAATTGGACATTTATAATAATGTGTTCTCCACCTTGTTTGATAAACATTGGATCCAAGGATTGTCATTGGGATTGTTTCACTACCAAAGGTTGACATAAATTCTCCTCTTGTAGATCCGGTTGACATTTGCCAATCATAAACTTTTGTATCAAGATAATTATATTGACCAGTTAAATTATTTCCTGAATAATAATATTTTGTTGAGAGTTGTTTGTTATCCATAACTCCTGGCCATATCATTACACCATATGGTTGTGTCTCAGCAGAGTAAGGAGATATGGTTCCACCTGTATAAGATGTATATGCAGAATAATTTGTTGGTATGATTGTATTAGTTGTTCCACCAGACGTAAACTGGACACCAAAGAGACAACGATATTCATTGATCTGATAGATATTACTAAACCCTTCATAACCTCCATTAAAACCATTAGAAAATGAAATGGTTGATGTTCTATCATTGACAATAGTTGCTTGTGATGTGTTGGCACTAATTGATGTTGTTTGTGAATTTGCAACTCTAACCAAATATGGATCCATTAACTCAGTCCCTGTAATACCAGTTGTAGAAATTCCACCTAAGTTTCTAGGATTTTTATCTACTAAGTTAACAATGATTGTTTCAACATTGAAAATGCAATGACCAACTTCATTTACTGGAACCAATAATCTTGCAACTTTCCCTGAGTCTTGTGTTGATCCACTGTCATTGAGATATGGATTTTTATAGATGTCAACAACTAATCTTATATCAGTATAAGCAGAATAATCATTCATTTGTATGTTCCATGTGTGATCAGCATGTGATCTGGTCATACCCAATGGCATTTGTTTTATTTGTAAATCTAAACTCATTATTCTTCTATTGTTATTTTTTCTATGATTACTTGATTATCAATAAATGCCGCAATATCTCTTGCTGCTTCTTCTAATATATTTTCTGCCGCACCTCTTAAATTTGATGGTAGATTATTTGGAAAGTCAGCAAATATATTTTCTAAATCATCTAATCCTCTATCATAAATATCTGTTGGTCTTATACCATACTTAAATATATTAGTTTGTATCGCCCACGCAAGTTCTAGATTTGTCATTGAACGAAATCTTCCTCTTCTATCTCTATTTCTTCCTCTAAGTCCTCTAATATCGATCCATTCTAAAAGTGCATTGAGTGGGACACGTTTTGTATATGGTTGTCTACCCTGATTTACAAATTTGAAATAATCCACATATTCAAGAACAGCAACAGGATTTCCTTGTTCATCAATTTCAACATCACCAGTAATTGAATTGTATAATTGACCACTAGCAATTTTATTTGACTGTCCTCTTTCAGGATTACCATATGGATAATCTTTTGCTGCAACTCTTTCTCTGAGTTTATCAACAAAAAGTTTAACCATGATCTTTAATGCTTCTTCAGAATATTCCCACATATTACTTAATACATCTTAAAGCAAATCCCATAATGTATGGATTCACACCTGTGTTTATTGCTCCATCAGTGGTTGAGAATGATGTTTGGAAATTGGTTGTCCCGTTCAAAATATAACATGGAATATTATTATTTGTTCCAATACCAGCAGAAGTTGCGTTTACAGATCTATTTCTCACAAGCCCATTTTGGAAACCCATCAATGAAGCGGTAGGACTTACAGAAATAGCATTTTGTGAATACCTAATGGTAGGCGTTACGCCAGAATTAGAAATTTTCATAACCATGTAATACCAACCACCACCAGATCCTGAAAAAGAAAGTGTTGATGGTAAATTAGTTTGAACAAAAAATACTCCACCTGGTGATGTTGACAGTGTTATACCTGACATGATCAATTGGTAGGGGATTACTCCTGTTTGAGATGAATATTGTGTATTATAAAAAGCAACATCTACAACATCAGTCGTGGTTGTTGCAGAAACAATTGAATAGGTAATTGCCGAATAATCATATTTACCTGTGTCATAAAATAAGAAAGCATTTAGTTTATTTTGTTGGTTTGCTTGTGGGACAACCGCGGCAGAAAGAAATCCAGGTCCCATATAATCAGGAATGAAATTTGCTGATGAGGTCATTGGAAACACATTTGGTGCAGACAAGAAGTTTGTTGCAATTCTTGTTCCTGTGTCATTACCCAAGCCATCTTGAATTTGTTGAGGAGTTGATGTTATACCTGATGTTGAGTCGGCTAGTTTGATTAAGCCTTGGTATGTTGATTGTATTGTTTGTCCACTTAAAGTAGGCATATTATTTTGTTTTAATTTTTAATTTATACTTGTGTCATCGTTATAATAACTGATGGTGTTTCTGGTCTTGTTGGATTTGTTTGTGCACCAGCGGCAACAAGAAAAGCATTTGTATTTGTTGTTGACCACATAATTTCAATGTATTCACCAGCATTTAATTCTTCAACAAAATTCCATGCCGCAACCAATAGATTATTATTATTTGCAAGCGTCACGTCAGTATTTGAATAAGCAATATTTGTTCCATTTTTTCTAAACCAAATTGAAACAATACCAGCAGATCCTCCTGATTTGTCTAGTTGAACTGAAAATTGGACATTAAATGTTCCTCCACTTTCAGTAGTTATTTTTGATCCATCAACCACTGTTATACCTTGACCGAATGCCGTTGTTTCTGCACTCATCGCATAAGCGGATGTTGTTGTTGCCGCAGTTTGAGACACAGTTGAATAAAATGATCCATGTAAATTTCCAAGTCCAATATAAGGTGATTTTACTTGGTATGTTGTTCCACTTGCAACACAAACAAAAAGTGTGTCTTTTGTAATTGCTGTTGTTGATGGTAATTGACTAATTGGTAAGTTTGCCATATTAAGTTATTATAATTTTGTCGTTATTTTCTTGTAAGATATAATCCAAGTTTTCTTGTAATAAATAACTTGGACAGTTATCCCATGTAATATATTCTTGATTCCATTGATCAGCATTCTCATTCCAAATACATTCATTTATTACAACAATTGGTGTTGAAGAAGGTGTTGGAGTAAATGTTGGTGTTATTGATGGGGTTGGTGTTGGTGTAGAAGTTTCTGTATTTGTTGGAGTAATAGACGGAGTAGGTGTAGGTGTATTTGTTTCTGTATTTGTTGGAGTTTGAGTTTGTGTTGATGTTATTGATGGAGTATTTGTTATTGTTTGTGTAGGTGTAAATGAAGGGGTAGGTGTAGGTGTATTTGTTTCTGTATTTGTTGGCGTGTTTGTTGGAGTAGAAGTAGTGGTTGGTGTATTTGTATTGGTTGCAGTCGGTGTATGAGTTGGTGTATTAGAAGGAGTTGATGTTTGAGTATTTGTAGGTGTTTGAGTTGGGGTTGGTGTATTTGTAGATGTATTCGTTGGGGTCTGAGTTGTTGTAGGAGTATTAGTATTAGTTGGTGTTTGAGTAAGTGTTGGAGTCAGTGATGGTGTTGGTGTGAGTGTTTCAAATGGATAAAACGCAGCATCACAGCGGTCAAGTGGTGTCATAACTTGGATCTGGATATTTGCACTCCAACCGCCAAGTAAATCATGATATTTTTCAATGAATGGAACACAAACAACAGGTTGATCCAAATAATACTCTTTATTAAAATTACCAAGTGAATCTTCAACACTAAGTCTAAATTGACCTATAATATCATCCATTATTTGTAATGTATCACTCAATACATCTACTTGATTATTTAAATCTCTTTCAATAATATCAGACACAATCAAATCAAAATTATAAGTCATGTGTGTTGATTGTTGTTCAACATTTCCTGGTATGACATATAAATAAGGATAAACTACGGCATTATCACTAGGATTATCTTGTTTTAGTCTTTGATCCACATTATAACTAAATTCACCAAGATCACCATAACCAAATGAATTTAATTGTTTGTGATAATTGGCTAATAACTGAAAATCATCAACAATTGTTTTGTGATTTATTCCAGCCAAATGAAATACAGGAGATCCAGTAAATGTATTATATGCGGCAGCACAACGATCTAATGGTGAAATTGTCTCAACTTTTAATTCAGCATTCCAACCATTTGTCATGTCTGCATACTTCTCAATAAATGGTATACAATTGATTGTTTCAGTTATAAAATATTTTCTATAATAATCTCCTTGAGATTGTTCAACAGAATATTTGAATTGACTAATTACATCTTGTAATATTTGCAATGTATCAGAAACTGTATCAACAAGATTTGTATTATCTCTGAATACAATATCCATTACAAGAGTGTTGAAATTCCACTCTTTATATCTTAAATTATTTACAACTTTTGATGGAACAACAAATAACAAAGGATACAATGGTGATTGATCATGTGTATTTTCTTGTGCTTGTCTTTGTTGTTGAAGATATGTGATATACTCCAAATTACCAAGACCAAATGAATTTAATTGCTTGTGTTTCTGTGTTAGATAATAGAAATCATCAGCAAATGATCTGAGATTTACTGTATCTGGAAGTGGAGAAACAGTTGGTGTTGGCGTTGGAGTTGGCGTTGGCATTAGTCTATTTCTTTAATTTGCTTATTCCTTTCTTGATTAAGGTCGTTAATGTAAGAAAGATGGTTAAGACAGGTAATAAGACTAAGGTCAGTAATGCTGTCAATTTTCCAAACTTTGTCTTGGGCAAGGAGAGATATGCACGAATACCAGCCCCAAAACTTGATAAAACTATTTTCAGTCTCATCATCTGCCACATTATCTTGTTGTTTAAATAAACCGGTGTAAGTTCTTGCAATACTTTCTCTAAATTTATTAAAAAAAAAACTGATCCTTCAACATACTTTAATGGAAGATCTTTAAATGACTCAATTCTCTTTTTGAAATTACTTTGAGAATATTCTGTGTTTTTTTCAACATATAAATATGCGGCAAGTTCACTTAGATTTGCAATTCTATAATTTTCATCTTTGCCAAGAAATGTGTCAATATCTACAAATTGACCAAACGTTATTTTTTCTATATCCACAATTTGATACTCAACTCCTTTATGTGTTATGTATGGATAATATTCTTGATCTTCATCATTCAAATAACTTTGTATGATGGATCCAATATGGGCTATGGTTGTGGCGTCAGTTTCAAGTATTTCTTTTTCATCTATTCCTGAAACCTTGGAAATCATTTTGACATACATTTCTTGTTCAGTAAGAAGATCTTTCATTTTCATTATTTCAGCCCAGTTGGAAACTGTTGGTTCGTTGAGAACATATTTCTTTCCTTTAAAGTCAATGTAATTAGTGGTCATATTATTAAATATCTTTTTTTTATCAATAAACAAAAGTTCCTGTATTTCTCATAACTTTCATTTGTAAAACATATCTGATTGCGTCAAGCAAATGGTTATTCTTATCTTCTGGTTCATCTAAGTTATTGCCATTTTTATCTTGTTTCCATTGATACATTTGTAATTCTTCAATTAAATGTTGTGAGTTTGCTTCAACATAAAATTTGCTTCTTTTGATTAAATCAATTCCTGCAAGTATTGTATCTTTTTTTACTGGCTTAGAGTTTATACCATTTCTATTTAACTCTGCAATGGCCTGTGGGTTCGCACTATCACAAATAAAATCATCAGTTAAATTGATTCCAAGATCTTTGATCTTATAAATAAAATCAGGGATTGTTATATTTTTTAAATATAATAGTTCTTTACAATAAATTGAATCATTTAACTTGTGAACACTAATCAATACACTTGGATCATTATACCCGAAATCTATTCCATAAGCCAATAACTTTGCACCTTGAGGTAAATCATAATAAAATTGATGGTGTGTAAATACTGCCCTAGTTGGAATTCCTTTCTCACCGAGCCCAAAAACACGCCACAAATTTGGATCACGATCTTTTAATTTTTCAATTTCATCTATTTGTGTTTGTGGAAGAAATGGATTGTCTTTATATGTTGTAATGGTATAAAATACATCTGGTTGACCTTCTAAATCATATAACCAACTCTTCCATAAACTTGGGTTGAAATCCATTGTTATACGATCAGAAGTTCTAAGAATCAATTGAACGTATTCATCATAAGTTATTTCTGTGGCTTCATTTACAAATAAATAATCTCTCTTTCTACCTCTGAGTTTTGTTTCATCATCACAACTAAACCATTCAATTATATTTGTTCCAAGTTCATAATAACCATCACTTACATGCCATTTATCTGGATCATACACACCAAATAATTGTAAAATTTCTTTTAAATCTCTCAACACGGATCCTTTGAGTGCAGGAAGTGTTTTTCTAACAATTGATAAAACTTTATTGTCTTCTTGAATTAGTTTATAAACCCAATAAATTAAAATGTTATAAGTTTTGCTGGCACGACTTGATCCTTGAAATATACAAACACGTTTGTCAGTTGAAATTAAATCTTGAAAAACTCTTGTTGTTTGTATCTTCATCTACCTTGACCTCTATATTTTGAAACACTTTTATCCTTGGGTCCTTTGGATTTTTTTGCCTTTCTACCTTTTCTTTTACCAAATGATATTTTTCTTGAATCTAATGATTTTGTTTTTGCCATATTATCTTTTTACAAATACACCACCAATATAACCACCGTGAGTTATTTCATATTCATATCCATGTTCTTCGATCCACTCTTTAAATGCAAGTCTTTCATGAAAATCATATTCACTTTCTCCACCGTGCCAATCATCAAAACGTATAAAAATTTCTTTCCAATCACAAGCAGCCAAGAATTTTAATGAACTTACTGTTGGTTCATATATGTCAACATCAACATTTGCAAAAGCAATTTTTTGTAAGATCCCATGTTGATAAGGATGCTCCAATTTGTGAACATCTTTTACGATCAATTGGATATTTGGTCTTTGAGATAATTTTTGTATTGCTTCATCAATTGTTTTTGGAATATGACCTGCTTGATAATCAGGATGCCCCAAAGCAAATTGACCTTCAGTCCAATTACTTGACGTTGGAAGGGGTTGATTACTCGCTTCAAGACCTTCAAAATGGTCTATTGTATAAATGGTTCTGTCAGGAAATTGTGATGCAAGGTATAATGCACTTTCACATGAAAATGTTCCAAATTCAATTATGTCTCCTTGAAGACCATATTTATCTACCATTTCTTTTACAACATGAAGATCACATCTTTCCATGTTGGGATTTGTTTCAATCATTGTTTTTCATTTTAGTTGTTATTATTTCAATCTCAATTTTATCATTGAGAGTTTTACCATTAGACGTGATATCCAGTGATTCATTAGGTTTACCATACACACGGTTTAATAATGTCTCTATTGAATCCAGATAACCCTTAGAGATTGATTTTTTTATTGCACTTGCAATTGTCTTTTCAAATACCGTTGAGTTGGAATCATCTAATATTTCATTCAATTGTTTTTCAGTTAATGACACCATGTATTGTATTATATCTACAATTTGACTCTTTGAATACGCAGTTGTTTTCATCAAAGTTGGATGAAGTTTTTTTGGTCTTCCATTTGGATTTCCTGATTCACCTTTCTTCCATCTTGGTTCTATATTTTTATAACCCATATAATTGTTTTTTAGTTGTTTTCAAAATCATCTAATTGTCTTCTAAGATGATCTATTCTTTTTTTTATTCTAAGCCAACCATCACCAGAATAACCATGTGGAAATTGTTCATCGAAATGTTCATTATGA